GAAACAGCACCGGTAACTACACCCTTACTTTGGGTACGGTTGGTGGTGATGATGACGTGTACTCAAAGTTTCTTTTCTTCAATGGAATCTTCATTGTGGATGGAGACACAGAGCAAGACCTGATTTACCAAATTGATGCTGAGACCATCTCCGCTGGTGGATCAACAATTGAGTTTGAAACAATCACAGGAGCAAACCCTACTGATCCCGCAAGTGGCGCAGTAATGAAGCTTCACGTCATCGTTAAGAACTCAAGCTATAGCTTCTAAGGAGTTTCGCCATGAAAAACAAAAAAGGCGTAGCTCTGATGATCCTTGAGAAGAATAAGCCCAAGGACGAAGAAGACATGATGGATTACAAAGAGGCCCTGATGGGCGCTTGTAACGAGTTCCTCATGGCTTGCGGAATTGAGCTTAGTGAAGATAAGGAAGAAGAAGCTTGTGAAGCACTACATGATTTTGTCCAAATTTGCATGAGCAATGAGGACGAAGATTATTAATGGAACGGGGGCTTCGGCCCCCTTCTATTTTCGAGGTACGACATGGCAACAAACCCGGTAACGCTCGCACAGTTAATTACTAGGTCACGCCGTCGCGCGGACCAAGAAAACTCCACGTTCTGCACGGATGCGGAGATTACTGATTATATTAACGACGCAGTTGCTGAACTGCATGAAATGATGGTGAATGAGTTTGAGCTCTACTATGTGGAGTCTACAAGCCTCACCTTGCCAGGCGCAAATCCGTCAACCCTTCCGGCAGACTTCTGGAAAGCCCTTGGTTGCGATTTTGAGTATGGTGGCGTCAAAAGGCGCATTCGACGCTATATGTTTCAGGAAAGAAATGTCTATGAGTCACCACTGCTCAAGCAAGGCTATATGGCCAATACTTTTTTCATCATTCAAGGCAACCAAATCAGGTTCATCCCTGAATCGCCCCCAAGCGGAACTGTAACGTTCTGGTATATACCAGAGCCGCAGCAGTTTTCATCTGCCTCAACAAGCACGCAGCTCCACACTGTGGACAAAGCTCTTGCTAAGGGGTTTGAGCGGTTTATCGTGCTAGATGCAGCTATTAAGATGATGCAGAAAGAAGAATCTGATACCTCGATTCTCGTCGCCGAGAGAGAGGCCACCAGAGAAAGGCTGCGACAGGCAGCAGCGGTACGGACACCGGGCGAAAGCCGGGCCATTGCAGACGTTAAGGCAGGAACAGCATTCGACGATTACATTAATTACTTCTAGGAGCAAAGGGTGGCGTTTCGAGGTTTTCAGGAGGCAAAGCACAACGACAGAGCTTTGAATGACCTTGAGGCAAGGATAAAGAATTCTTTTAAGCGGGTAGAGACTTCACGCATCTTAAATGGTCGTTTGATTGAAAACTTTCGGCTCCGGTCGGTTGCCAACCAGGCCCTCGGGGCTTGTTTTGGCGCTGGTAGGTTTCTTCTTACCATTAGCGATTACAGCGACCTTACTAACGTGAATATCGAGATAAGAACAAACAACACCTTCAGGACAGGCAAAGAGTCGACGGACTGGGCCAAAAGCACAAGTAATAACGCAGCGGCTTCAAACATTGCATCGTTTTACAGCACCGCAGATGCCAACCTTGTTTGCACCGCAAGCACAAACACCGTTGAGGTTCTGACGGGGACAGCAAGTGT